AGTACATTAATTCATCGAAGATACCAGTACCTTCGAGGTCTTTAGTAGTCAGGTCTGTTAATGCAATAGTGGTCATAGTGATTATACCTTATTATTATTATTTATCTATAGAATGAGACATAGCCTGTCTCTTAGCTAGATCATCCAGTTCATTTACTGTAAGAGATCGCAATACTTCTATTGAGAACTCAGGGATATGTTTAGCCACTTTGATATCGTGCCCTTTGGAATTTTTACCATTAACAAAGAGTTGGCACTTACGGTCATACATCATATCTAGAATGATCTGAGGTACATGCCAGCCTTCTGTATTATTGAATGGGACATATTTCTTAACACTGCCGATAACATTATTACCTGCTGTAAAGATTTCACCTTCCCACTCACTTTTTTGAGGATTCCTGCAAGTAACAACAACACGAACCAACTTATTAGACTCACGACGGAGCCTATTAATTCGTTCCAGTTCTGTTTCTTCTTTTGGGTTGACTTTGACAGCTACTACTTCCGGTTCTGGAAGTGTTTCAGAGATCTGACTATTAATCTTTTCTCTAAGCTTGTCTACGCCTATCATTGGGTGATGGGATATTCCGAGAGTAACTGCCCTAGCTTTAAGTACTTCTAATTCGCTAGGAGCAGGTACAGTTGTTTCTGCGTTTTGGTCTGTCATTGGAGTTATTCTCTTTATTTAATTGAAAGGTAAGAAGGAGAGAGCTTATTCAGCCCTCTCCTAATTTAGTTAGCTATAAGCGCTTACCAAGGGCAAGCCACTTTAAATAGACCGATACGTTCTGGACGTAGGATCATTGATCCGTAGTACCACTTAATAGACATGAAGCCAGTCTCACCGTATGGATCATTCGCAAATGATTCGGTAGAACCCGGTTTAGCATGTTTAATACTGAACTTAACGGTCTTACCGTCAGTTTGGAAACCAATAGTAGTAAAGGATTCTGAACCAACAATAAGCATTGGATATACGTCGTAGTTGCCGCCAGTTGTGCGATAACCTGTGTTAGTACCTTCTGCAGCACCTGCACCTGCCCAATGGAGCATTTCAGGAACTACGATGACACGGAACTGATCAATTGAACCAATCTCACCAACAGCTACCATACCAGCATTAGCATACTTCTCAACAGAGATGAATGCTTGATTACTGAATGTGTCAGCTAGAGCTTTAAGAGATGGTGTCAATTCAGCACCTACATACATATAACGAGCAGCATTAACAACGCGAGTATCTACCATACGAGTACCAGATATAATCTTAGTATTCTTAGGAGTACGGTTGTTATCGAGATCGATATTCATACGTAGAAGATCATTATAAGTAATGATCGATGGGCCTGACACACCAGTAACAGTTGCTGTTGAAGTGGCTGAACCACCAAAACGTACAACACCGGCACCGTTAAGTAGATCGATTTGAAGTGCAGCTTCGGTCATCTGGTTAGCACCGCTTACCATTTCACGATTAATGTGCATTTGCAATTCGGAGTCTGTATCAAAGTCCATGCTTTCCTGTGTGTATTCATCAAAGAAACCAAACTTAGCAATAGTTCCTTCAATCTCACGGCGTTTAAAGCCTACACGGTTAACACGACCACCAGTTTCTGAAAGAACTGGAAGTTTAGCAGCGATAGCACCGATGTCTTTACTTGAACCATAAAGATTACCAGTTTGAGGTACTGACTGAGCTTCTAGAGCAGAAGCAGCAACAGTAATCAATGTGCCATTAGGTTGTGAAGCACGGTATCCTGCATCATAGACTGTACCACCTGATTGAACAGCAGTAGCAAAGCCACCATCTGAGTTTGCTTCACTAGCAGCAAGACCGCCACCAAGAACATCAGAAGTAGCCCAATCCATAAATAGATTAACAGCTGCATCTTCAGCAGCGGCAGCATTTGCACCATCACCAACGAAGTGAACAGCATTACCTACTGAACGGCCGTTATTAGGGATGTTAGGAATACCGCCATCAGCGCGGGTAACAACAATAGTTACTGATTGTGTGACCGCTGCACCAGCAGCATCTAGACCCTGATCGTTGATGTTGGCATCATCGAGCAAAGGAAGATAGTGATAACACTTAATGGTTTTACCCATGTTCTTAGGCATGTTAGTCACATCAGCTAGTTGACCGAAGTACGTTTCTTTACGTGCTTCAATGAGGGCTTTCTTTTTGTAGTAGTCAGTACGGAACTGAGTACCAATCGTAGAGGCTGATCCACCTGCGGGATCGTTATAAATTTGCACCATTATTGGGGCTCCTTAGTTAATTAAAATCATTTGCAGATAACTTCTCAATCTCCTCGTCGCTCATATTAAGAATATCATATTCTTTTTTAGGAGCTTTAGACGGAGCATTTTTAGTGCCACCTGCGGCTAGTTTATTCTTTTTGAGCTCTGGATCGATTGGCTTATCTTTTTTGGCTGGGGGAGTATCTGCATTCTTTTGTGGAGGTGGAGGACTTTGTTCATCTTCTTTGAATAAGTGGTTCTCCTGCATATATATACCAACTTGTTGATATGCTTCGATGTCAGAAAGGCCTTTTAAGTTGCCTAAGACTCGTTCCCTCTCCATTACATCTTTAATTTGAGAATAGACACCGCTGCCTACTTGCTCATTTATTGAAGTTATAACATTGGGGTTATCTATAATGATTCTTTTACTAGGCTCATCCCATTTATTGCTAATGATGTCGATTGTTTCTTGATAGCTTTCGGTATGCTGTATGTCATCTAGGACAGAATCAAGTTCTACTTCTTTATCAGTAACAGTGTAAGCGGCAGTAGTCTTATATTTAGAATCTTCTTCTACATCAACATTGAGTGGGTCTATACCACTATCCTTGAGCAGCTTTGTAATAGCATCTGGATTGTGTTTAACCAAATCAATTACATAACTTATCTTACTTTCGTCAAGTAAGTTATTATTGTCAAGCATTTTAATAACTTTAAGGTGTGGTTTAATAGCCTGCATCTTTAAGTTATAGTTAGCGCCCATAGACATTAAGGACACCGCTTCTTCAGCTTTATTAAGAGACATCATTTTACCGTTAGCTTTAAACGGAGCCATGATTTTCTTATATTCAGCTTCATAATCTATAGCAACTTCAGCTTCTTTATCGTCCGGTTTAGCTTCTTTTTCTTTATCCGCTTCCGGTTTCTCTAAAGTAAGTTTTTCACGTTTAGGTTCTTCTTCTGCAGGAGGGGGGTCTCCAGCATCATCATCAGAAGCACCCAGTGGTGAGGTTTTTTCTTCTTCCTCACCTTCGTCTTCTTCCTCTTTTTGTTCAGCTTCGAGCTCAGGCTCCGGCTGTTCTTCCTCTTCTTTCTTCTCTTCAGATCCCCGTTCTTCTTCAGCTTTTGCTTCAGGTTCGGGTGTAGGCTCCTCTTTTGGAGGAGCCATGTTTAAAATTTCTTCATCCGATAGGTCTAGAAAAGTTTCTTCTTCGACCTCTTCCTTTTCATGCACATCTGACATTAGTTGATTTCCTCAGCGTGGAGCTCATCACGAGTGTTTTCATGTGCATCTAAATCTTGTTTTGCCCTATTACCTAGCATTCTAATAGTGTTTAGATGTTGGTAGAATGAACCAATACCTTCAATACCAATATCAACCTGCTTCTGGCGTTCCTCTGATTCCATTTGTGGATCAGACTTTAGTAGTACAAGTCGTACCGCTTCGTCTTTTAAATAGCCTTCTACGATAAGCTCTTTAAACTGAGGGTTCTTATAAAGACGTTCTAGGAGTTTGGCTTTCTTAATCATGTCTCTAGCTTGTTTGATAGAGATTTCGACTTGTTGTAGATCATTAGACATAGTTATTCCTTTGTGTCCTCTTCCCTGTGGGATAGAGATAGATTAAAAGTTACTGAGAATTACTCGAAGTATTTCCGGCAAACTTAGCTTCTTCACGTTTAATATCTTTATTTAGTTCGTGATCTACTAGTTTACTGTCCATATTTGCTTGAGCTCCTCGGTCTTGCTTCTGCAGGTCTCTCTCCTGCTTGGTTCCTGACTCCTGTTCAAGGAAGTCTAGATCTTTTAGATCCGTATCACTATTGATATTACTTGTCTTGGCTTCATCAAGCCCAGCTTCAGCATTGTTCTCTCTAGCTTTGGATTTTTCAGTTTCGATTTGAGCCTCTAACAGAGCTACTTCTAGTTCTGCTTTCTTCTGCTCGATAGGATTAGGTTGTGGAGCAAAATCCTTAATCTTAGCAGCTAATTCAGGCATCTTACGTAATTTGGCTATATCAGATAATATAATCTGACTAAATTCTGGGCCCATAGTTTGTCCTGTGGTTTGAAGCATAAATGCTAATTCTTTAGCTTTAGCTTCATCTGCTTCAGGAGTACTTATGGACAGTCTTAAATCAAAGTTACCTTCTAGATCATCTTTACTGATTGGTACAAACTCTTCATTCGTAATACGAACTACTTCATCTTCTTCGAGCCATGCACCATTCATAGCAATGATCTTACGACCTATTTCGTTGATACCTGCAGAAAGCCTTCTTAGAATTCCAAGCTCTCTTTTAGAAGCAGCATCCATAGCTGATTTAATACCACCTACACTATCTCCTAGGGCTTGTCCTGTTAGGCCTGAAGGCCCTGAGAAAGCTTTGACACCGGTAAGGCTTTCAGCTTCGTTGTTCTGCATTCCCAGCATAAACTGAGCTGATTGAGGAATCTCAGGATATGTATGCATATAAAAAGCGTCTTTAGCGTTCATACCGCTATTAAACTCGTAATCATCGCCGTTATCAAACTTACGCTTGTTTGTAACGTCCAGAGCGTCTTTACGCACTCCCTGTTGGCCATTGGCGCTTCTACCCATGATATCGATCATACCACGAGTAACGGCACCTACAATCTTCTGGTTGTCTTCTAAAAGCTCACCATCTGGTTCACCATAGATAGATCTACGTACCGGTAGGTACTGAGCAGTTACAAATGGAATCTTCTTATCTGGAAATGGATTCTTATCCAATCGAATCATAGTGTCACCGATCCATGCAGCAACAACAGGAACTACTACACCTTCTCCGTCGATATCCCAATAACCCCAATATTCATAGACTACTACTTTCTTTCTAGGCTCATCCCGGAAAGCAAAATTACTTTCATCATTGGTTTGGTGGTCTGGTGTTGCTAATACTGAATTAGCATCAACTACTATCTTATCTAGATTCGAATATTTGCCATCCCTCTTAAGCTCTGCTTTAGAACTTTCGAAGCTATATGACATAAAGCTTGCTTTATCTAGATCCCCCATACAGGTAGGATCAATAACGATATTCTTGTAATTACATATTTCAACAGTTGGATGGTTCTTAATAGTCCTATTACGTGTTTCCATATGCGAACCAACTTGAACAGGAACAATAGGCATCCCGTTTTCTTGGGTTAGTTCTACAGCTCTTTTCATTTCTTCTGGGAGTTCCTCAAGCATTTGAGGATTCTCCTGGAACTGTTGTACTTGCTGCATTACTTCTTGAGCTTGCTTAGGATCTTCTGTTACTTCGTAATCCCAATCAGCAACTTCTTCTTCTACTTCACCTTCTTCAAATTCCCATCCAGTCCTGACGATAACAGTACCTTCATCCACTGCTGTACGGATATATTCATCAATAAAACGTACTTTATCTATTTTAGTATTAAACTGGTTATTAAGAATAAGGGCATTTTGATAGGCGGCTTGTTTATCTTCATACGTTACTGGATCTACATTGAATACATCTGCTGTACTTAGAAAAGGTTCAGATAGAGAAGCATATCTCCACTCAGCTTGTTTACGGATAAGCTTAGGAACAATACTTGACCGGGTCTTACCGTTATTTACAACAGCCTGACCGGTTATGTTCAGATTCTCAAGCCATGTATCTACTTTGCTGATGTGATCATCTACATCACTCTTAGCATCGGTAAGATCCATCTTAAGATCGGCTACAGTAGGCTCATTAGCCCAATCTGTAAGGGCTTTGCTCTCATCTCCAGAGAACCCCTCTTTACCCACATCTTCGGCTTTTTCTAGAATATCCATGTAACACCTTTATATTAATCTTCAAATTGTGGTGGGTTCTCATCGTGAACTAGTTTGAGATAATTTTTTATTTTCTCTATCTCAAACTTAATTCTGTTTGTTGTCTCTTCTAACTGATCTTTGCGTACATCTGTTCTGGCTGCGTAGGCTTCATGATCAGCACTTGACCACATAGTATCTTGTATTTTTTCAACAGCTTCTTTGTTATTTATTGAGATTATAGAAGCAGGAGCTTGATCAGCAACAGTTGTTCTTAGGTCTATAATCGCTGCAGTTAGCTGTTTATTGTTCATTCTGTTTGTATCAAGCATAATAGCAAAGTTAGCATTCAATGCTCCGGTAGATACAGCCAGTTCACCTACTTTTTCAGCAAGTATGTTTACATCACTGTCTCGGCTTACCCATACATAACTTACCATCCCAATCAGGCAAGTTATTAAAAGACCAAACATATACTTGGAGCTATCCGCCATGTGCTCTGGTTTATCTGTACTCATTGCATTTCCTTATTGTTCTGATCCGGGAATTTTATAAATTGTTTGTTTTTCATCTAAGTACTGTATCAATTGAGAGGATGCTAAGTCTTCCCATTTACTCGCTGCTACATTATTGAAGACCCAATTCCTATAATTAGCTTCGTCTAAAGCAGCATATCCTTTTACTTCTCCTGTTTCCTGATCAGTTACTACTAGGATCGTCCACTCCACCGGTGCCAATTGCTCTGGTTTCGGGGGGATCAATTCTAATGGTATTGGGCAACTCAGTTCTTGGGGTAATGTAATGGTTGTAAGGGGCGGCTCTTGACTCTTCGCGCATCCGATAATACTTATCAGTGCCACGATTATAGACACCCTCCATAAGGCCGGGTTTACGAACCATAAGAGTATTGAGCTGATGCTCTTGTAAAGTTTGATTAACATCGTCATATCTCTCCATTATCGCATTAAGGGCTGTCTCGTTCTTAACGAACTTTACCTGCATATCTAATAGTTCTATATTCTTTGCAGTTAACAAGCCTTGTAAAGCATTAAGATCGTCAGTATTTTGTTTTTCTTTTTGCTGGTATTCACCAATATTCTTATTCATTTGGTTCCATGTCATAAGGGCACTTTTAACCTGTACTGAGCCATACCAAATAGCTACTGTAGCTGCTCCGGCTATGGCTACCCACTTTACTAATGGACTTGCTAGAAAAGCAAACATTACAATTCGTCCTCCCATGATGTATGGCTGTGCTTTTTTACACTGACTGTAATTTCTTCACACTTCTCTTCTGGAATTGGATCAGGTTCTACTTCTGAGCCTTTGTCTTCATGTGCTGCTGCACTCATATATGTAATGATAACTGTTACTGCACAGCCTCCAATAAGAGATATAATACCAAACATTAACACTGCTCGATTCGCTACATCTTCATTAGCCAAACCAACAAGAACAATACAGAATATTCCACAAAGCATACCAGCCGCACCTTTAAGTATGGCACGGCGGGTTCCTCTGCTTTTGTTTTGTTTTGTGGTTTTAGGCGCAAGCATTACTTATTCTCTGTGTACATAGAAATAGTTTTACCTGCTTTGCGAATCCATCCAAGAACACCAGTAGCATCGTCTGGAATCCATTTACCGACTCGTTCAGCAAGCCAAAGAACTGCAAGTAGATAAGCTAATAGATCTAACATTGTCTTCTCCTAGTATGACCACATATGCGGCCGGGGTTGGTTTTTTCCTTTAGGCAAGTTATCAAAGTGAAGGAATCTCTTCTTATAGTCACCTTTTTGCTTAATACCTATACCTGTCATTCTATACTCTCTTTTAAGAGCCACACGGGTAAGCTTTCTCGCTGCAGCACTAGAAACTACTATATCTACTGAATGGCCTGTTGTATGAGGCCCTGTGGTGCTCTTAGTGGCTGATACAGAAGCATTGTGCTTAGGACATCTATAAGCGCTAGAAATAGCCATCACAATCCCTGACTCATCTCTAATCTTTTGAATGTTATCCATAAATGTATATTGTATCTTAATCTTGTTACAACATGAGCAAGCCAATTCAGATGGAATAAAATCAGGCCATCTCTTTTTAAATTCTACATGGTTTACTAGATCAGGGTGCTCTGCTTCGAAATATTCAGACATCAGGGGGTGTATCCAATATGTAATTTAAGTCGCGTTCTATTGATTCAAGCTGCCGTTCTTGCTCATCTCTCTCTTCTTCAAGATCTTCAATATCGTCTTCAAGTGAGGGCTCCGGAGCAATTCCTTGTCTTATATTTAAATTTCTCTCTCTTTTGAGATCTCTTATATCATCCTCAATATCTTCTAACTGGTCTTTTTCGATGTCTCTCTTAAGTCTCATACGACTTACACTATCAAAAGCTTGTTGACTAATTAAAAGGGATTTAAATCTTTCTTCTAAATCTACATCATCTGCAGCCCAGCTGTTATAAGCCCACATGCTTACACTACCCGCTATTAATATACCTGCACTAGTAAACACTGTTGCTAACATCTTTAAGTTTTTTGATGCTTTCTCTAGAATTGTTTCAGGCATTTAAGCCTCCTGTACACATTAATAACGGAAGTGTATGTAAATATACAGCTTCCGTCAATTAGATTTAAAATGGATATATCTAATCCAGTGGATACCACTTACCTGATATTGAGCCTTTGGGTTTTCTAAAATCGGAGTATTCTCTACGTTTTAAGAAGTCCAAGCTTACTATACGAGCCTGTCTGTTATCAAATATATACTGTCGATCGTCACACTCTACAGCAAGAATTACGTGTCCACCTTCAGGTGTCTTACAGTATATAGGAAACATTTTAACTTTGTCTTTATCAGGCAAAACTTTTCTTATTAACTTATGTGCATAAGTGATAAAACCATCACAATCATCTCTAAGCTTACCATCTTTACTGAGCTCAGGTACACGCCAATCATCAATACGTTTGTACTGCTTCTTGTCTGATGTCCATATGAAGATGCGTTTCATCTCTCTGAATATTGGGCCTAATGCTTTACGGCTCATGATCCTATTCCTCTAAATTACAGAATTCGTGGTCAGGGTAATCTTCACAGAAAGCCTTACCAGACGGAATACTCAAGCCTTTATCGGTGGGAGGAGTATTACCTCCTCCACACGCTGATAAAGCTAAACAGCATATTACCAGAAGGCTTTTCATTAAAGATCGCCTTCAGCAATGGAACTGTTATCAATGACATCGTCATCAGTAGAGCGAACCACTAGGAACACTGCAATTAGTAGTGCTAGTCCGGCTACTAAAAAGATTACTTTTTTATTACTCTTCACGGTCTTCTCCTCGATTATAGGAGTAGCTGTAGGAGCTACTGGTTTATAAACCTGCTTAGGTGCTGGTTTAGGTTTAACAGCCGCTTTAGGTTTAGGTGCGGCTTTTTTTACTGTAGGTTTAGTAACTGGCTTCTTAACCGGTTTCTTAACTCCAGCTACTTTACCAATGTTCTTTGGTTTCATCACTGGCTTAGGTAGGCCTACTTTCTTAGGTTTAGTTTTCTTAACTGCTGCTTTTTTAGCAGGAGTTTTTTTAATTATCTTCTTTTTCTTATCAGTCATATTGTACCCTTAAGTTGTTAAGTTGAAACTACATCATATGTATTTGATGAGCCTGCACCGGATATAGTACACGAATACCCATTTTTATCAATAGCGTCACCTTCAGCGCCTCCCGGCCCGCCGCTATTGGTGTTCGGATCACCTGCTGCTCCTGTTACACCATTTGTTCCTGCTTCAGGGCTGTATGTGGATATTCTGTCACCACCTGCACCACCATTACCACCGAAATTAAAGCCAGTACCATTAGCACCGCCTTCTGTTGCAGTACCTGCTGTACCGTTAGTAGCACTTCCCGGGCCATTACCTGCAGCTCCTAGAGGCCAACCTCCTCCTCCTCCGCCACCATAACCAACACCAGCACCTTCAGGATCTTCATAACCACCTCCGCCGCCGCCTCCTCCTGCTCCACCGGAGACACGAGCTGTAGAACCAAGAGAAATATTACAATCTTCGTTAAGTTTGATACCGATACCACCAGCTCCACCACCATTACCTGTAATATCTCCATTACCACCCGCACCCCCGTTACCCCCTCGTCCTCTTACAACGACACCGGAATTTACGATAATATCAAGATCAAGAGTAACTCCCGGCCAGCTTCCTGTATCAATAGCAGCACTAGCAGTGGTACTTGATATAATGTCTGCAGATACTGTTACTGCAAATGTTGCATCACCGACACCATCATAACCAAGAATATCTGCTTGATCTCTCAGATTTAGGTTTGCTCCTGAAGACCATGTTAATGTTTCATTAAATGTCGTTGGCTCATCACCTTGATCGCCTTTAATAGCTAAAGGATCCCAATATGTATTACTTCCTGCTCCCGTTGGTGGGGCTTGTCCAGAGATACCATCAGTAGTTTCATCTAAACAAATATATGTCGAGCCTCCTTGCGTTACACTGTCTCCTAAGAAATAATCCGTACCACCACTGTACGCACCCTTAAATCTACCAATATATACTGTAGGTGTTGACCAAGCCCCGATAACAGAACCATTTTGATCTTTAAGGGCGAATGACTGGAACACTGTTCCGCCTGTTGCTGGTACATGATCTGTCCAGTCAACCGGAGAAGCACCTGTAGGAGTGCTTGGTACAGCGGCGCTTGCTTTAAACTTAATATCTTTAAATAATCCACCTGTAATAAATAGCGTCCAGTATGTCCCATTAGGCGGTGTATTACCTGTCGAGGCTAAAATATTTCTATATATGTTACCAGACTCTAAAACAGTGTCGCCTACAATATATGCTGTTCCAGCATCATAGTTACCTTGGTAAACATCTCTTGTAGCGTTATCATCTGGAGCATCAGTTGTGCCTGATACATCAGCCCATATCGTTCCGGAGTTTAACATATCTCCTGCGAGTGTCGTACCTGCGGTGAAAATATCTGTACCGGCATGATCTTTTAAGAAGAGACCTACACTGGCCCCATCTGCAGAATAACCCAATCTAACTAACTCAGTAGTCTTGGCCACATTCTGAATAATTAACGCACCTTTAGATTCAGAGTTCACATCTCCCTTAAGTTCAAAGAGATCTGATCCAATATATATTTGGCTTGCGGCTACAGTACCTGCAATTATTTTATTAGCAGTTAACTCTTTAACAAAGGCTTCAGTAAGATATGTTACTCCTCCAGATATATAAAATGGAACAGTCTCTGTATTATCTGGGTGCGCTACTATAAACTCATCAGCTAAAACAGCAAATTGAGCTGTAGCATTACCCTCTTCGTTAAGTGTATTAGATAACCCATAACCTGCTATATGCCCATTCACATTGGTTTTAAAGAAGAAGTGAGCTCCTTGAGCTCCTACATCAAAAACAAGTCCGGCACTGTTGTCTCCGACAACTCCTGCGGTAATGGTATAAGCTTCACTTAGATCACTGAACTGTTTATATAACCCTGTTGATGCATCTATCAAATCATCCTCAACATCAGCAAAAGCAGCGTCAAGAATATCATATTCACCTCTTATAGCTGCCATAGCCCCTAATAAGCCTGCTTCACCATCAATCAATGTTGTATCTATTTGATTTAATCTAGCTTCTAAAACTGCATCTAAATTAGATAGAGTGACCCAATCAATATCATCTGAGACACCTATTAGTGTTTTGGTTCCGTTGCCCCCACTTACAGTAGACTCTGTTCCATCTAAATTAACATGTTTAAGCCAATAATAATAATCAGTATCCGGAGTTACGGCGTAGTCAAAGTAATCTCCCTGTACTGACTGCAGGAAGTCTCCTTCATCAAAAGTCGGGGGAGTAATGCCATCCCATGTGGTTCTGTATATTTTAGTGTACCAGTGCCCTGAGTAATTAGGTACAGACCATGTAATTCTTATAGATTCGCTTAAAGGATATACAGATATACTTGAAGGTTCTACAGGAGTTTGTATAACTACATTTCCATCAGAACCATCTGCTCCTGCATCACCAGTGTCTCCTTTATCTCCCTTAATTCCTTGGGCTCCGGTATCTCCAGTTAATCCCTGAATTCCTTGAGGGCCTTGAGCTCCAGTTGAACCTCCAGCACCAGTAGCACCAGTACTTCCGGTATCTCCTTTAGCCCCAGTTGGGCCAGTAGTACCTGTAGCTCCTGTAGCTCCTGTACTTCCATTAGTTCCATTTGTGCCATCAGATCCGTCTATTCCATCGATCCCTGCTGCACCAGTAGACCCAGTTAACCCTGTGTCACCTTTGTCTCCCTTAGAACCTGTTGCTCCTGCAGGGCCAGCTATTCCGCTTAAGCCTGCAGTCCCTGGAATTCCGTTATCTCCTGTGAGACCTGTTGCACCAGTGATTCCTTGAGACCCAGTATCACCTTTATCACCTTTAGCACCTGCAGAACCCGCAGGCCCTGTTGCTCCATCAGCTCCATCAGTTCCGGCAGGGCCTGTTAAACCAGTAGAACCAGTTAAGCCGATATCCCCTTTAGGGCCCGTATCTCCTGTTATACCCGGCGAACCGGTTGCACCGGTTCCGCCTGCGGCTCCGGTAGCCCCCGTGTCTCCAGTATCACCTTTTATTCCTTGATCACCCTGATCACCTTTAGCTCCGTCACTTCCGTCTGCTCCATCTAACCCAGCGGCTCCTGCGTCGCCTTGGATTCCTTGCGCACCGTCAGCGCCGTCGACACCATCAATGCCGTCAGCTCCGGTGATCTTAGACCAATTAAATATATCTGGATCTAAAATACTAACTGCAGCAACTGAATTACCTAAAGCAAAACCTATATATTCTCTACTTCCCGGTTGTTCTGATATACCGGTACCGATGTTATCATCTGCATAAGCAACCCAAGTATGAAAGGGGCCTGCTCCTACTGCAGTGTTTAAAGCAGCTTGTGTGTAAAACACCGGACTATAAATCCAAGCAGAATCTAAATAAGTGTACATAATGGTGTTATCAGTATTAAAATAATGATCACCATTCTGCAGAGCAGTTGTATCTCCTCTCAATGAAGGAGCAGAAGCAAACTCCCCTAGATAAATTCCATTCATATTACTGAAGTAGTTTTCTAAGGCTAGTAATGCTTCTAGGTTATCTGCTACCTGTTTAATATTATTATAGGCAGCATCAACATGTATTTGAACACCTCCGACGTTGGAGGTTTTAGGGGTTACGGCCATCCATTATTCCACAGCTTCTGATTCTCTTTCTCAACATCGTTGATAAGATCAAGGTTAACAAGTTTTGTGAGTCCAGCCTCAAATTTAGCTAGATATTGCCCTGATCTGTCAACTCCATCAATAGGTGGAGTCGTAGCATACGCCCTATAGCCTACATACTGAAGTAAGCTTGCAAGTAGACTTCTTGGTAGCTTCACTTCTACAGTTGTTGGATCTAATTCAATTGGTGAAATTGGATCATGATCTGCACGGTACTCTACACTAATGAATGTACCGGTAACTGGGTTAGGAATAGATATCGCATTATAATCATAAGTATTAATGGAGGTAATACTGTTAGCATCATTAAAATCCAGTAGATCTCCGTCTACATCTCGGATTTTCTCTACTTTTAAAACATTATCTATAAACCGATCAGCAACAGTATCTATTAGATACAGGGTGCTTGCTGTTCCATCCACCGCAGAAAAAGTAGAATCTAAAAAGTAAGTCCCAATAGAAGCATCTTGTTCAATTGTTACTGTTCTCATTTTAATAGGAAATCGTTTATAGAGTTCTGTTAAACCTAGGTTAACATGCGCAACAACTTGAGGATAATCTTTCTGATCTATAGCTCCACCATCATCACCACCCATATCTAGTTGCTTTAATTCACCATACGTTAGCTGGTCAAAGATTTCTGAAAGTAGCATGATTGAATCCTCTGCTTAAATATTTAATCAGTAATTATTACTCTAAACTATATAAGAACCCAAGCTGTTTTTTGATTCTTCTACTTCAATGTCCCACAAACCCGTATTATCTTTATCATGCATATCCCCTGCTTGAGTAGGTTTCCATGGACTAAGTACACCGAGCATAGCAATTGTATCAATAAAGTCATCATGCTTACTCTTGAAGCCTCCCTTGGCTGCTAGGGAGAGTTCAGTCATACATTCAACCATTTCAGGACTGGTTTTACGTTCTTCAGGGAAATAGACCTTATTTTGCTTGAACATAGGGAGCATAACATTAAAACGCTCCATCTTGTTAGTATTAGGTCTAATTCCCGGCTTATTATTGTTATTCTCGCTTGCCAACGTGAAGTATTGATTACGTGTCATCATTTCTCTTTGGATCCAAGGAATAAAGCCCCCCTGTTGTCCTGATACCTCTACACCTACCTGTTGAGGGGAGTAGATCTGAGCCAATCTGAATAAATCATTAACATTCTTATCCATAAGCTGCTTTGCGCAGATTCCATCCACCCAGAGCCATGAACCAACATTATTATAAGCCCATACTGATATCACACTAAAGTCTGCAGAGGTTTTCTCACTCGTAGCAAAGTCAGTGGTGATGTAAAAGTTGAATCTGCTCTTATTTTCAAGAACAGTCTTACGTAAATACCATGATATGTCTGTATCTTGGACTAATCTATCTTCATCAGACATAATTCGAAGCATAAGCTCCTGATTGAATGTATCAATCTTACCTGCCTTGAAAGCTTTATCATATTTCTCTTTAACATACTCATATGTGAAGCGATCTTCCCACGCACCTCTGAAGTCTTCTTCAGAACAAGGAAAGTTCTCACACACTGGGTACACATTAACGTGCCAAGCACCAGACTCAACCGCTTTGTATAGTGGATCTTTTGAGTTGAAGGGGGTACCTGACCATATCACTTTGGATTTGGTAGGATGCATCGCATAGTCGATAGCTTTGTAGACTGTATCTTCTATAGAGGCAATAACTGTAGGCGATCTAGCGTCTTCATCAGAAACCAAGTCATCCAAGACAGCAAGCACAGGGCGAACACCCATTTCTTTACTTCCCCGTACACCAGTTTTCGCTCCATATCCTTTGACAACAAATATATTGCCCGCTTTGTTTTTAAATTCCCATCTGACATCAGTAAACCTTGTATGTGGTATATATTCTTTTAGGAAGTCACTATTCTCCCAGCGATACTCTAAGTTTTTACGCATATTCTTAACACCGTTTTCGATGCTGTCAGATACGTAGAGAGCAAGCTCTATCTTACCAAAGTCGGGAAGAGAACCATAAACTCCCAAGTATAAAAACAGATATTCGCCCAACAAAGTAGTCTTAGCGGCGCCACGAAACAACATATTTACGATGTTCTTCCTCTTGCCTCTTACTTGATCCAACATTCTATAATGTAATACAGGTGTTAAGTTCTCTTCCCCGGCCTCACCATTCACTAATTTAATAAATGTGATAAACTCTAGTGCAAAGTCGCTAGGGATATAGTTTCCGTCTGTTCCATAAGCAATACTATTAACATGCTCTTCAACAGTTTTTACATGATCATCATCACGATCTGTTTCAATACTAAGGGGATACGTCAATCATGCTCTCCTCGTACTCTCCAGCATCATTTTGAACCAATAGCTTAGAATGAGCTATTTCTTTAGCGTTCATATCCCCATTTTTAATGAGCTCTCTCTGCTTGGCCACTAATTCCATTGTGGTCTTACGCAAATCAGTAATTGACTTGTCTTCTTTGATTGTGACATCCAGTTCTACCTTAGTATTCTCTGGTGCCTTCAAATGAGTAAGCAAGCTGTTTGCCGCATCAGATCTAACTTTCTCTGAATTAGCTGTGGTCATTAATTCTGCTTGGGTATTAATAGCTTTTTGGTATATATCCGCATTAAGAATATAAGTAGGAACCATGGTCTGTTCCATAATAAGATTAACAAGCTTACCATTATTATAAGCGTTAACATAACTGGATATAGCTTTATCAGTTACACCGTTATCTAAGAATCTTTGATATCTGTCTGGAAAGGTTTTACAGTAAGCCTCTATATTGCTTGAACCAAATAATTTATAACTGACATAATGCACGGCTTCTAAATACTGTGGCATTTTAAACTTACCGTCAGCCATAACACTCGTATAGCTTAATAAGTTTTCTCTGAAAGAATCCCTTATAGTTGGATCACTAATAACTCCGTTAATGGCTTTCATTAAACCCGGGTTAACAGACTTTCTCATCTTAGGGGGGAGCACCTTAATAAACTGCTCTTCAGATAATAATGTAGACATACCATTCCTTTAAAAGAATTTAGTATATAGGCTTTATATAGTTAAAATCAATTAATTATTTATCTTTAATATGGATTGATGCAGTAAATGCATCTACCTCACCCCCACTAGAGGTGTAAATCACTTCCATATCTAAGGTCTGTCCTTTTGAACTAAAGTCTTGATTAGACACATTCGGAATACTGAATTTACAGTAATAGACATCACCTACAATATTTTCTGAAGAGACCACAAGCCCTGCAGCAGTTGCTGCTGTGCTTAATGTTAACGCTACTGATTGTAGGGTGTGTCCTAAATTCGTCATTTCTTTACTGAAATCTATTTTATAGGTATGATCACCCTCATGATCTAACGTAGTCTTCCATGTTTTCTTCATATTACTTTCCTATATTGATTGTTCTATCCAGTAATTGTATTTCAATACACCTATCCTGAATATCATACTCTATTGTTCTATCCAAGGACTCAATTTCAATCGTCCTATCCATTAATTCAATCTCTATAGTCCTGTCGATCGCTTCAATTTCAATACCTCTGTCTTCTGAAGCGGCTAATTCTGATAAGAGTCTTCCGCCCCTGACTACAATAGGAATTTCAATACCGGTAGCTGCTAAGAAGGTGTGGTAATCTATGTCAGCATCACCAACAACTATCGGAATTACTACACTTGAGGCAGATACATTAAGGGCTCCGGATAGTGTTATTGATCCAATCTCTATAGGAATCTCTACACTACTCGCAGAAAGGATTGCTGTACCTATTGTGAGGTCTGCATTACCTACAACAATGTCTATTTCTAAACCTGTTGCATCTATATTTTGGAATGACTGCGTTAATGAAGCATTACCAACAACAATTGGGATATTCAAACCATCTACAGATAAGAATACAGGTGGGAATACTATAGCTGCATCACCAATATCAACATCTATCTCTAAGCTGGTGGCTGCGAGGAACACTGTACTTGTAGATAGGGTTGCATTCCCTATTTCTATCGCCATTTCAACGCTGCTAGCGCTTATAACATTGTCTGCATCAAGAGTTGCAGTACCATAATCAATAACGATCTCTGCAGAGGCTGCACTCAGCGTTACAGCTCCTACAGTTATACCGGCATTTCCTACTTCAACTGATATATCTGCAGAGGATGCTACTAATCCTAGTGTACCTAGGTTTATATTTGCATCTCCAGGAATAATCGGAATTTCTAAAGAGGTTGCTCCAGATATACTAATAGGAGTTGCGCTTATGGTCGCATCACCCATGGAAACATCAATAGTTACACTGGAAGCATTAAGGCTCCCATCCCCAAGATCTAAAGCAGCTGAACCAAATACTATAGGAATCTCTACACTTGTCGCTGATAACGTAAGTGAGCTGGATAGAGTAGCATCTCCAATATTTATATCCATGGTTACAGAGGTTGCTGAGAGTGTGTTATCACCCTGAACAAGGGTCG